GCGTCAGAGGGTCTTCCATCTTTGCCAAGCCGTCCAACGATTTGGTCAACAAATCGTCAATGCTCATTGTCCGCAGGTCTTGCAATGAGACGCCAAGCCCCTTCAAGGTTTTCTGAACCTCAAAAGAACCTTCAGCCGCCTTGTCAATGTTGGCCGTGAAAGATGAAAGCAGCTTGCCAGCGTTTTCCGCTTCGCCGCCGCTCATGGCAAGGGCGTTGCGCAGCTTCAGGACTGAATCAACAGCAATGTCGTTGGCCTTGGCCGTGTCAACAATTTCGTCCGCCAGCTTCATGGCTTGGTAGGCCATCGCCGCAAACGCGGTCGCCCCAACAGCCGCCGTTGTGCGGGCTTGTTCAACAAAGGTGTCAAGCTGACGGCTGGCTTGCGCCAAACCCTTTTGGAATTCCGCGCTGTCCAGACCCAACAACACGCCAAGTCTGCCAATGAAATTAGCCATTTTTCACCTTGAATAAGTTTTCGCTGAACCCGGGGGCTGTTGTCATAAACAATTTCAGCGCATTGTTTGCCGCTTCTTTTTGTGACTCCGGGCTGGCCGGTGGAACAATGTAATCATACGCAACACCCAAAATTCTGGCGAGTTTGTAATCAGGCGCATTGGCGGGCCTCATGTAATTAAACACCCCCGCCGTCAGTTGCCCAAGAATCGTCAGGATTTGAAAGTTGCCCACCATGCCGTCCGCGTACATTGTGGTGATGCGTGACATGGTCACTTCGTCAATCTGCGCCAGCGATTCTTGTGTATGCCCATTGAAGACCATCGCGCACTCTACCTGCGCCCTCAATGAGCCAATCAGTTTCCCCGGTTTTCCTTGTAGGTGGGGCTGATGACTTCCGCGATTTTTTCCACCAGTGACAGTTGAATTGGCAGGGGAAATTCCGCCTCAATGTCGGCATAGGTAATGTCCGCCATTGTGTCTGCCGGATTCTCGGGAACCAACAGCTTGATGTACTCGGTGATTTTGGCCTCGGTCATGGCTTTGGTCTTGGCCGCTTCGCGCATTGACCTGCCTTGCACCATCACATCGTTTTCAAGATATTGCACTCCAGAATCTTCGGTTGCATCGTCTTTGAACGTCATCAGGGTTTCTGTCATCGCCTTGTACAAGGCTTCAATGACTTCATCTGACGGCTTAATGACGCGCAAATAAATCGCATCAGCTTCCGCCACGGACGGAATGCGAACCTTGAAGGAATGCCCGCCAAGTTCAAACGTGCGGGTGAAAATGCTTTCCCGCTTGCTCTGGTATTTTTCGCCAAGGGTGGCTGACAGCTTGCTCATGTCTTATGCTTTCGTGTTTTTTGCCCGGAATGCTGCGATGCGCCGCGCCAGAATCTGCGCCAGCCGTGACACGGTTGATTGCGCGTTTGCTTCCAGTGCGGTGCGTAGGTACGGTTGCGCCGGGTGTCGCGCCGTGCCAAATTCTTGTGCGATTGCGCGGGCGTCACTTTTGATGCCCATTTTTGCCAGCTTCTTGCCGGATGCCGTTGTGACGGCCGCAATCACGGTGTCTGTCTGCGTGATGTACTTGCTTCGCCTGTCACGCCGTGTTGGGCGTCTGGCTTCAACAATAAGTGAGCGGGTAAGGTCGCCGCTGTCCTTTGGCGCGTTGGCCCGGGCCTGTTCAAGCACCGGGCGCATGGCTTCGCGTACAGCCGGGACAAGCACCTTGCTGCGGGCCAGCTTGTCACCGAACTCCTGCTCAAGTTCTTGAAGGGCTTTGTCAACCGCTCCAATGCCCTCCAGCTTTATGGTGACGCCCATATCAAGCCCCCGGCTTAATCATCCTGTTGAAAATCTCGTTGTTGAGTTGCTTGACATACTCAACAATTTCAACGGGCGTCATTTTGTCCGCGTGTCGCGCCGCAATCTGGTGGGCCAAAGTGATACCCGTCATCTTTTGCTGCATGAAGCCAAACCAATGCTTGTGTTCCTTGGCTTGTTCTACAAGGTAATCCAGCAGGTCATTCGTGTCTTGTATTGTGTTGTCTTGCATGGTCAGGCTTTTGCCTTCACGGGCTTTGGTGGGTTGACCTCTGCCAACAGGCTGAGGGCGTAACGGTAGCCGCTCCCCGGCTCCGCTTCTTTCATTGCGGCTTGAATTTCCGCGTTGTCGATTTTGAAGTCTGCGGCAACCCGCAGTGGGTCGCCGTAGGTTGACAAAATCGCTTGAGTTGCTTGCTCAATCGCGGTCATCAGTTGTTGCTCCAGCCATATTGGTTGCCACGGGGATGAATCGTGAAATTGCACTTGGCTTCCGCGTTTGGTTGCGCGTCAATCTGGAAGTTGCTGACGCGGGCGTTGAACGCGTATGCGACAGTGTTTGTCCCGTCAACAGCGGCCACCACAAACGTGCGGTCAACAATTCCACTTGCTGCGTCTGCGCGGATTTGCAACAAAGCCGCGTCAGACGGGTTCCAAGCTGCGGTGATGCTCATGCTGGAAGGCGCAGCCTGAACGGGAATTTTGTCAGACTGGCGCGAACCGGCAACAGAAAAGTTTGCAACAGCGTCATCAGAACCAAACGGTGGCACGGCTTCAACAGGAACCAAAATGCCAGCGGCTCCGGTTCCGTTGGCGTCCGGGCCAACAATGGTCGTGACTTGCGCCGTCCAAACGGACAGATTTGCCGTTGTGAGCGGTGTTGGCGTGGCGGCAGACTGCATCCACAAGGACGCGCTGAAGCCGGGTAGAACTTTGGCAGGAATAGACATGGTTGCCTCTTATGCGTTGTTGCTCCAACCGTACTGGTTGCCGCGTGGGTGAATGGTGAAGTTGCACTTGGCCTCTGCGTTGGGTTGCGCGTCAATTTGGAAATTGCTCACGCGGCCCACAAAGGCGTAATACACGATGTTGCTGCCGTCAGACGCCGCAATCACAAAGGTGCGGTCAATGATGCCGCTGGCCGCGTCTGCACGCATCAACAGCAAGTTGGTGTCAGCAGGGTTCCAAGCGGCAGTGATGCTCATGCTTGTTGGGGCCGCTTGCACCGGGATTTTGTCGGACTGACGCGAACCCGCCACCGAAAAGTTTGCCACGGCATCGTCAGAACCAAAGGCAGGAACCGCCTCAACAGGAAGCTGATTGCCGGTGACGGCCAACGGGGAAACGCTGGCAACCAAAGACAGTTGAGCGGTTGTCAGAACAGTGGGCGTGGCTCCGGGTTGCGCGTACAGCGTTGCGGAAAACCCCGGCAGGACTTTGTTTGGAAGGGCCATTTTTCAATTCCTCAGTTTGGGTTGAACACTCTTGTCTTGTCAGGTCGGTATGTACAGGGTGCAATCCATAAAGACTTGCGCCAAGTTTTCGTCATTGTCAAAGCCGTTGTACAACCACATCACGTCCGCCTTGGAAATGTTGAAGCCCCCGTTTGCCGGGTTCCCGAACATCCCACTGTAACCATGCAGTGATTGTAGTATTTGATTGGAAATGACGAAACCATCCTCAACCTTTTGCGTGAACACGGACACTTGGAAAACAGGGGTGTCAATGCCCTTGATTCCTTGCGTTGAGCCTGTGTAAACGGGCTGGTGAATATCCCGGACGTGCCAGACAACAAACTTTGGCTCAGTCGCAAAATTTCGGTTGAATGCCGCATACACCGGCACGGGCGTGACGATGTTTGCCAGTTGGTACTGGATGGCTTGGCCGGTAAGAACAGGATTGAGTTGAGCCATTTACACCGCCGTCACTGGGTCTGTGCGGTAGCACATCAATTTCACGCTCATCCGATCATTGGATTCGCGCACGTCTGTAATTCGCCAATCGTGGCCGCGCCAAGTGATTGAGTACAGGTTTTGGTTGTCCACAATTGCTTTGGCGTTGGGCGTGTACCTGATGGTCAAGTTCACCATGTCCTGATACAGCCGGTATTTTTCGCTGATGCGGACGCTGTTGGCAACATCATGGACTTCCGCCCGGGTTTTGAACCATTCCGCTTGGGCAGTGCTTTGCTCCCCAAACCCATTTTTGCCAAAGGTCAGGTTGTTGACGGAAATGTTTTCAAATCGGCGGATGCTCATTTACATCACCAGCGGCTTGTAAGGGCGCAGCAAGGTCGCAACGCCAAACGGAATTTCCTTGAGTTGGACTTCCGTGGTGTTGCTTCGGTTGTTGTACAGGTGCGTGAACAGCAACAGGCCCGCTTGCTTGATGACGGGGTATTGAGCAAGTGGATTTGCGGCCGTCACGTATTCGCAGAACACCGGGCTGGTCATCGCATCATTCAAATCGGACGGCAGTTGTTGCAGCACGATTTTGTTGCCAGACGGGTCGTAATAGTATTGACTGGGGGGTACTGTGTTCAGCACCGGAACGGTTGCACCTGTCCAGTATTTAACTGCGCTGACGGTGACGCCGGGTTGCCCCGGGTTCTGGTTCTGGCTTACTTCCGGCAAATCCAGCGTCAAGGGCGTTCCGTACAAGCTGGTGGCGTTGTACCAAACCCGATAGCTGGTTGGGAAAATCGACAGGCCAATGAAATCCTCAATGGCTTGCCGCACCGCCAGTTCCAGTGCCTCAAGGAACCCGTCTTGCGACTCATCCTCAAACAAGTTGAGTTGGTTGGCAAGTTCTTGCGTTGTGAGCCATTGGGTGGAAATGTCCCGCCCAATTTGCTCAAATTTGGCGTAGTTGAACGGGTTGCGCGTTGGCGCACCGTAATTGAGATACCCAACTTGTTCAACGCTCATTGCTCACCCCTTACGCAGCAGACACGCGGACGCCAGCAAACGGGTTGCGGACGGTGGACACCACGCGCTTTTCCGCGAACATGGTGATGAAGCCGGGGGCTGTCTGCTCAAAGCCTTGGATGGTAATTTGCTCGGTGTCGCCAATGGTCATGAATCGCGGCCAGTTGCCAAGGTAGGCAGGGAAAGCATCGCTCATGTACGGGTTGGCAATCACGGGGAAGCCAAACACGTTGCCCACGGCAGAACCGTCTTTTTCACCGATTTCAAGGAACAAGGGCATGCCCTGTGCGTCCTTCAACTGGCGCAAGGTTTTGATGAGGGTTGGCGTCATCTGCCACATAGTTCCGGGCATAGACCAGTATTGCGCTGGCAGGGCGTCAACAGCGTCCACAATCTTGTTGTATGTGGGCGTCACGCCGCCCAAGCTGACGGTGGCAATCGTGTGAATGCCATTGGTCATGTTCACGCCGCTTGTGCCGTATGCACTTGCCGCGCCGCTCAGGTAGCTGTCCAAGCCGCGCAAACCAACTTCGCCGCCGGTTGTGGTGGTTGTGGTGCCAGATTGATCGTTGTTACGAACCATGCTCAACGCTTCCTGTTGAGAAAACTCAAGGGCAAGGTCATCAGCAATGGTTGGGTCAAGGTTGTTGACGTCCGACAGGACGGCAGTGCGAATCGGAAGTTGGGCCGTGATTGCACGGACGGGCAACTGCCAGATTGTGGTGTTGGTGTTGGGTGTTCCGCTGTTAGGCGTGAACGTGTAGCCCCAAGGGTTTGCTTGGTTGGTTGCGTTGCCGGTCTTGG